CCAACACCATCTGGAACGTTCTTGGTCGGTATTAAACGTATTTGGACATTCTATTTTGTAAACGGCGTGCAGAGAACAATTCGCTTGAATGGGTCGGTCGTGTCTACTAATTCAACAACGGCGTATACGAGTACGCCTGAATCAGGATCATTTTCATCTCCGGTTATTGGGCGTATGAATGGATTTGCTTACTATTACAACGGAACCATCCACGAACTCGCTCTCTACACTGGATCAACAGCTCTCACTATACCCCAAATCCAACTGGTTGAACAGTACTTGATCAACAAGTGGAAGGTCGGGCTTTAGGCTTTAAACAACATAGTACTGACCTGAAATAGTTGATGCAATAATTGTCACGCTGTAGACCCCAGCCACTCCACCTCCAAGAACTCCGCTCGCATAATTCAGAACAACATTTGAATTGTTCATGTTCTGAAATTTTATGCTTGTTGAAGGTAGCACTGTAACGGGAGTGAGTGTAACTGCTGTACCTAACAGACCATTTGTGATTGTCCAGAACGCACCTGCAGAAATATTGCTCGGAAGAATGACACCGATCGACGTACCAGGATTCGTATACATAAATTGTGTTCCAACATTCTGATTCGTGAGTGTAAATGCAGCAGTATCTGACTTCAAGACGAATGGACGAAGGGATGTCACTGTTCCATACGGAACCGAGACATTTCCTGTCGAGATAGTTAAACTTCCGTTGATGAGCGTCATGTTTCCAGCAGTATCAAGATCGACTTGATCGATGGGACCTGCTCCAGATGTTAGGCGGAGGCGAGTATTCGCACCTACAGTTCCTACTCGGGCATTGTATCCACCACCCGTTGTTGATGATACATTGACAACAAACGAATTGCTGGTTGCAGGTGCAGCAACTCCAGGCGCAGATACATATAGGGAAGACTGAGCACCCACCGATCCTCCAATATGAGCAGCATATGATGGGTTACTTCCATTCAATCCAATTCCAATCCATCCACTCTGATTGAACCGGACAGTTTCTCCGGCAATCTGATTCGATAAGACAAGTATATTGGTTGCTACAGGGTTGAATGTCACACTTCCATTGGAAAACTGGAGAGAGCCCGTATTTGATATCCCATACCCTCCCAGTCCAACCGACGCATTGGCAACATACCGCGCCCATGCTGGAATACCTCCACTCAAGTTTGTGAGAACTCCGTTTGAATAGTAGTTCAGCGCATTGATAGTTCCGTTGCACGATCCAGCTGTAGCATCTACTGTATACCGAGGGACTGCCGTTCCAAATCCGATATTCTTTGCGTTCAAGATTGAATTGTTGTTCATGTTGACATTCGTTGATGCCTGCCAGGTTGCCCATCCCTGTAGGTCCGACAGAGTAAGGACAAGGAACGAATTGAGAGTGAGTTGGTAATTTGTCCCTGCTGATCCCACTGCGACGTTTCCAGGTAATGATGTGTTCACTGACGCCTGGAAGTATCCGTTGGAAAACACATAACTTGGCTGAAATATATTTTTGAGCAAATTCGTGTCATTTGTCGAGTAGATTGTTCCACCACTACTCATCGTATTGCTTTTATGATACGACAATGATTTAACTACTTTCTTCACAGTATATACAGACAGAATGACAACCCCTGGCGAGCGCTATACTCTTTTTCCCATCAAGTCCTCCGAGACCCAGCTATACCAGATGTACAAACAGTCCGTCGCCTCGTTTTGGACCCCAGAGGAAATTGATTTCAGCAAAGATGAGGCGGACTGGACTATGCTCTCGTCCGATGAGCAGACATTTATCAAGAAGATCCTTGCCTTCTTCGCTGGTGCCGACGGGATCGTGCAGGAGAATTTGGCAACTCGATTCCAGCGCGAAGTTGATAGCCCCGTTGCGCGTCTCTTCTACGCCTTCCAGAACGCGATGGAGGGTGTGCACTCTGAAACCTATTCCCTTCTGATCGACAAGTATGTGAAGGATAAGGACGAGCAGATGACCTACTTCCGTGCAATTGATACGATCCCATGTATCAAGAAGAAGGGTGAGTGGGCACTGAAGTGGATTGATAGCTCGGACTCATTTGCTACTCGGCTAGTAGGCTTTGCATGTGTCGAGGGCATCTTTTTCAGCGGCGCATTCTGTTCTATCTACTGGTTGAAGAAGCGCGGTCTTCTTCCAGGTCTCACCTTTTCCAATGAACTGATTTCTCGTGACGAAGGTCTACATACACTGTTTGCTATTGCAATGTATCATTTGACATCCGGAGTGGACTCCCAAACGGTTCGTTGTATCATCGAGGAGGCAGTGGAGGTTGAGACAGAATTCATTTGTGATGCTCTGCCGTGCAGTTTGATCGGCATGAATGCTCGTCTCATGAACCAGTACATTCGCTTTGTTGCCGACCGTCTCGCCGTGCAGCTTGGAATTCAGAAGATTTACAATGTCCAGAATCCTTTTGATTTTATGGACATGATCTCGATGGAAGGCAAGGGCAATTTCTTTGAGCGCCGTATTTCTGATTATTCAAAGGCAGGGGTGGGTGCCAAGACAGAGGATATGTCCATCAAGTTTGATTGTGAGGATTTTTAAAGACTGCTGAAAGTAAAGTAAAATGGACTTTGTTCACGGAATCATTGCACTCGTTGCTGGAATTGTTCTCGTTCTAACCGGTCTCGTTGCGTGGATGTACATTCAGCAGTCCCGCATGGCCCAGGCCATCAATGCACTGGCTGTTGCAGTGACCGCGCCCCCCGCATCGTTCATGGTTCCTGAATCTCAGCTGGAGCCGGAGCCGGAGCCGGAGCCGGAGCCGGAGCAGGAGCAGGAGCCGGAGCCCCGGCCGGAGCATGTTCCGGAGCAGGAACACGAACAGGAGCAGGATGATCGCGTATCGGTGCACGAGGATGAGCATGCTGGGGAGGAGGAAACGGGAGCGGTGGGCGAGGATATCTCGGACTTTTCCGGCAAGACAGTTGCCCAGCTTCGTGAACTGCTTACCGCGAAGGGGATACCTTACAGTAAGAGCGATAAAAAGCCAGTTTTGTTATCTCTCGTACAAGCAGCGGCTTAAACGATGAAACTGGTGAGTTTTGATATTGGATTACGAAATCTAGCGGTATGTGTTCTCGAAGGAACTTCCAGAACAGATATGCGAATTACAGCCTGGGATGTGATTGACGTCATTGGTGAAAAGAACGGACATACACGAACGGCATGCTTCAAATGTTCAAAGCCTGCAATGTGGATTCAGAGCGGCGCAGGAACCCAAGCTTGTTCTCGTCATCGTCCCAAGAGTTTGACAATGACCAAAGCGGCTCTGAACAAGAAAACGATTCTTGATCTGAAAGAGTTGGCGAAGACGTACGGTCTTCCTGCATCCTTAAAGACAAAGAAGGATCTGGTTCCTGCAATCTGGACGGAACTCAATAAGAGCGGGTGGTCAAAATTCAAGGGAAATGCGAGAGCCCATGGAGGAGGAGTTCTCGATCTGGTGGGTGATATCATTGGGGCTCTGAATCGGCGTTCAGACTGGTGGGAGGGTACAGATCTCGCGATTTTCGAGAACCAGCTGGATCGTCGGATGTTTGCCGTTCAGGCGATGTTGCATATGTATTTTGCCTGTCGCGGATTCCGGACGAAAGGTGTGTCCGCCATTCATAAATTGGACAATCTCACAATGACGGGAGATGCGACGGGGACGTACCGTGGACGTAAGAAAACAGGAATTGTGCATTGCGAAGCCCTGTGTCCTCCTGCGAACATGGACTTTTTCAAGTCGCATAAAAAGAAGGACGATTTGGCGGACAGTTTTTTGCAGGGTTTGTACTTTCTCGAGCATCCCGCTGCGTTTACATCTTAGGAACAGGATGACAAGTCTTCATAATGGACGTTCCCGGCGCGGATCTGCTTATGAATAGTTCTGCAGGCATGTCAGCCCCTGATACAAAGTTTCCCGAGATGGAAGCTGTGAACCTCGATTTCACGGACCTGCCTTCATCATCTGAGCCCCCGCCCCCGCCCCGCCTTGTCCCGTCTGCCGAGGATGTTGGTACGACCAAGACGTGGGACGGTGTCGAGAACCTGAATGCTGAAGCCTATCTCAAACCCGTGAATCCTGGACCCAAGATGTCCGAGGATGCGATCATGAAGAAGAAGTACGAACTGCTCCGCAAGTTCGAGCGTCTCAACAAGTTGGGGGTTCCTATCCGCAAGCGATTCACGATGGATTCGCCGCTGGACGAGATGGAGATGGAGTTGGAGTTCGTGCGTAAGGAGAAGGCGATGGACGCAACTATCAAGCAGTTCTCTGAGTGGTTTATCACAGGTATGTCAGCGATGGAGTGGGGATCCAAGAATGTGAACATGCTGAAGATGTTCGGTCTCCAGCTCGACGGTTTATCTCAGTCCGCCCAGATGAATGTGGGTGATCTGGAAGAAGATTTTGAGGAACTGTATGATCTGTACGGGGACAAGATGCGCATGCACCCCCTCGTCCGTATTCCTATGCGCACTTGCTTCATGATTTATATGGTGCACCTCACGAACCAGATGGCGATGAAGTCTCCAGTCCCGAACATCCAGGAGATTCTCCGCCAGAATCCGGATATTGCACGGCAGATGGCGGCAACGGCAATGCAGAGTCAGACCGAGCAGTTCCGTAAGCAGGCAACAGCACAGCAGTCTGTTAATGTCCCAATGTACTCCTCTGCGCCTCAGCCCCAGCAGGAGTCGTCAAATCCTCTTGCCGGTCTGATGTCGTTCCTGGGTGGCGTGAACTCTCCTCCCCCCTCCTTCTCTAACGGTCAGTCGAATACCCCTCCTCAGCCCACTCGCACAATTCCCATCAAGCCCGTTCGTGAAATGAAGTCACCGTCAGGGATGGGTATTGGCGATATTCTGAACAAGATCCAGAAAGAGGAGAAGAAGATCACAACTCCTTCCCCGCCTCCCTCTGCCCCGCCTCCGCCTCCGCCTCCGCCAATGACCTTTAATGCCGGTCCTCCCCCGCCTCAACCCGCCCGAAAGTCAGTCCTGAAACGTTCGGGAGGGTCGGAGCGCAAGTCTGCCAAGAATTCAGTTGTGATTAAGTTATAATAGATAACAGATGAGTGGTCCTGTTATGCGACCAGTTGGAGGATTCCACGACCGAACAACGCTCGGTGCTGTATACCCCACCGAATCAATTCCCCGTGTTGTCAATGTCGACACTCGGTTCCGCGACAATGCTGGAATTACAAATGCTGGCTTCTGTACTATTCGGCTTCCACGAACGTACAAGAATATCACATCTATGCGCTTGTCAAGTATTGAACTCCCAAATACATGGTACGATTTCTCCGCCACTCTGGAAAATACATCTCTCACAGTAAGTGGTGTGCAGTGCACGATTTCGGATGGCAATTATACCTCCACAACTCTAGCATCTGCTATCACGTCATCCGTATCGGCTGCTGCTGGAATTGGTCTTGGTGTTACCTTCAATCCTGTGACTGGTACTTGCACAATCTCGGGAACTACGACCACCACTCCATTCTCACTGAATTTCACTCCTGCAATAACAACCGGAACATGCTGCGTAACTCGTGAAGCGTCGATTCGTCCGTTTGATACAGGTCTAGGATCCTACCTGGGATTCACAAGCAATGCGTACTCCAATGCATCTTCGTACACATCCGAATCCATTACCAATATCTGGGGAAACACGTATGTTCTCCTCAATTTGGAGAGGTATGAAGCCATTGACCATGTCTCCTTTAACGGAACGGCTGCTCCCGCTTTTGCCAAGATTGTAGTTTCCGCTGGTAAAAATAACATCATCTATGCCGACGGAGGAAACACTATTACCAATAAAGTCGTGTTCGCAGAACCCGAGAACATTTCCGTCATCAAACTGAAACTCACAGACTGTTACGGTCGTCCACTGACTCTCTACGGCAACTTTTCGTTCACCCTAGAGATGCAGGAAGTTGTGAGTTCCAAACTGTATTCTGCCTACAAAGACAATCTGGCGAAGTAAGACTTTAAGAATAATTGTGTGTAAATGTAAATGAGTACAGGTGTAACAGGTCCTACAGGTCCTAACGATCCTTTTTCTCTTTACCCGACGCCGATGATGATGATGATGATGAC